TAATGAGGTAGGCAAGGATTTGCACCTTGCATGACAGCGATCGTCCAGCCCAAGCCTATTTCCACTGCCTATACGCTGGCCTCATTAAGGGCGTGCTTTAGCGTTTACCTATTCCGCCACTACCTCGTTTGCAACGTCATGGCAATGACCTGAATGGTTTTCCACGCCATTCGCATGTATTTCGGTGCGGCTCCCCGTTATACTGGATCGTGGCACGCTCTCGCTCCGTTGATAAAAGACAGCTAGAGATTGACTTTTAAGCCAATCAACATGGCCAAGAGGGGGAATGTTAGGAAGGTGTCTTTACCTCATGACCATGTTGACGGGCTCAAACCCGCCATGGTACAATTTATTTGTTCAGAATTTGTTTACCTGCGATAGTTGTTTGCCGACGACTATCGCTTTTGCTTTTTCTCTGCTTTTGCTTCATCTCTCATTATTCTGTAGGATATTACCATTCCCACGGATACGACAGTCAGTAAATAAATGTCAGCAAAGTCCATATTCATGCCCCCAGTTCTTTCATGATTTTTAAAGCCTGTTCGCAATCTGTTTTACTAATACGAATGTTCGTATTGACTGCTTTTGAATTTTTATAGACTTTAAAAATGATAAAATCTACTTGTGTTATCAACATAAAAGTTATCCAGATGTCATTCTCACTAGCGATTTCAAGTTGCCATTTCACGTTGAAGGCTTCTACACTATCAATCTCGTCAATCTCGTTTTTCACAATGTCTGCTGCTTCCTGACCGTAATTTTCTTTAAACTCTTCATAGTTAAATTCCATCTCTATATCCACCCTTTCGATTTCCAGTATGGTTTCCGGTCTTTGATACACTTTTTTAGGCTTATTCCGTATTCGCTTGCCAATATTGCTTTTAGGTTTGCAATCGCTGTTTCGGCATCTAATAGCTCGTAAATAATTTCTCGGATTCTTTTCTTTTCCTCTTCGGATGTTTCATTCGGAGGTTTCAATAGCGATACTTCCTCGAGTATCTGAATAACTTCTCTGGTTTGTTGAATCGCGAACTCTTCTAACGCCAATCTGTGATGTTCAATCGCTTTGCCTTTTAAAACCGGTGCAGTATATCCTTCCGAGAACTCATAGAGCAATTCCATTGCGTACATTGGACTGTCATATGTAGTCAATGAAGCTTTTGCAATGTCCTTTTGCAACTTCCTATGGCCATGTTTTATGTTACTTATCAACTGAGGTGATACGTTCAGATCCATGGCCAACTGAACTCCCTCAAGTCCTTCCTCCTTTTGCAGCGTTTCAATTGCTGAAGCTGCGTAAACTGAATCTTTTAGCACGAACTCTCCCCCTTTTGCATATAGTCAATGGTTTTTATATGCACCTTTCGGATATAAAATTAAGATAGTTTAACTTTACTCGGTTGATAGCTGCCGTTTTCAATGTTGCGCTTTGCTATCTTTATTAAATGTATTTGGGCGTCACGTTTAACTTTTTCAATCAAAGGGCCTGGCACAAATATAATTTCGCGTTTTGTTTGTTTCATCAGCCAACCTCCTTTTTCTCATTTGAACTTGCATTATTTGCAAGTTTATTAAAAAAAAAATACTCGATGTGTTTGTTAAACATTTTTGCAATTATGTGGATTTCATCAGCAGTAAACGGTTGTTTACCTGATTCCTTTCGGTGATAAGGATAAACACTGTTAAATCCAAGTTTTTTTGCCATTTCATCCTGTGATAGTTTTGATTGTTTACGAAGCATTTTAATTTTTTCAAGATCTACTGTAGATGTCATTTTGTCACCCCATTCCTTGCATTTCTTGCAACTTCTTATATAGATTATAACTTGCATTTTGTGCAATGTCAACTAAAAAATTGCATTTTTTTCAAATGTAATTTGCTAAATTTGCAATTCTGATATATTAAATAAGAAAATATAAATAGTGAAAGTAGGTGAACAAATTTGGAAGAGAATATTATTGGTAATAGAATAAAAAAATTGAGAAATAAAAGGGATTTAAAACAAGAAAAAGTAGCGAAAGATTTATCAATAACTGTTTATCAACTTTCAAGATATGAAAATGGTATATCAAAACTAACACCAGAACTAATTGCTCAATTTGCTAAGTATTATAATGTAACTGGGGATTACTTACTCGGATTAAGTGATGATCCGCGTTTAACCGCGGACCAACAAATAGAAGTGAATAAAGAATTTAAAAAGTTAAAAGAAATGATTTCGGAATTGCCGGATGGTCCAGAAAAATCGAAAGTTATACAGCGGATTCTGGACTATACAGCCGGTCTTGTCGATGGTAGTAAAGATCATAAACTTCACGAATAATTAGTTCTGCTGACTTGTCTTTTTTTGAACTTATGATAACGTTTAAAAGTGCTTGTTCAAATTCTTTTTCATCCATGACTATCACTCCGATCTATTGGCTATAGGCAAACGCTTGTTCTTGTTTATTATATTTATATATTACCATATATTTTTCGGAAATAAAGCCTTGTTTATAAATTTGACAAAATTTTATTGCGCGTTTTGATACAATTGAATGCAATTCAGTATTTTCTCATTATGTATACATATATAAGGGGTGTTAAAAATGAGTGTTATTCTAATCTTTTTAGGAATTATTTTCCTCTTTGTATCGCTATTCAGAGCATTGATTTCAATTAAAAAGAAAGAGAAAAAAACAAGAACAGGATTTACATTTTTAATTCTTGGCGTTGTTTGCTCGGTTATTGGATTCACAATGTTGCTAAGCGATGACAATAATACAGAAAAAACAACATCAAATAAATCTCAAGATACAGAAGTAGCGAAAACTGAATTAAATATTCCTGAATATACATTAAATGAAAATTATATTAAAGATGATCCAAACACATATTCGGGACGAACAGTTGTAGAGATAGAAATTAAAGGAACATTCAATTTAGAAGATAAAAAAATTAAAGACATCGCAACATCTATTTCAAATGAAGAATCAACAAAAGCTCTCAATAAATACCCTGATAGCGAAATGGTTAGAGTTGTAATTTATCAGGAAGGAGAAGATATGTTTCCTCTCCTTAATGATACATTCAATGTCGAGGGCGGAAAATTGGTATTAAGCAAAAATACAGTTTCTCGTTTCCCTTTATTAGATAATTAGATAATTAATATGTTTCAAGCCCAATTTGTTGGGCTTGTTTTTTACTTTACTTAATCTCTAATAGTAATTAACTCACCTAATTCAGATAGAATAATTCGTTTCATCATAATATACAGGAAAAATAAAAAAGAGCGGATCAATTCCACTCTTTTCAATGCATAGGTATAGACATTAGATTCTCGATACTAATGTCAATACATATGCATTAGAATGTCTTGATCTCCAAACTATCCTTGTAAACAATAATTTCACGTACAATCATTCGTATCAATTCTTGTTTTTCCTCAAATGTTAATTCTTCTTGCCCTTTACTTAGGTAATAGTTAACTGCTTGTTGGTAAACTTGATGACTTAACATTTCATTATTAGATTTCTCTTTTACTATCTCCAATTCCTTCAATCTTTTTCGTAAATTTTCTTCTTTCTCTTTCAATTCTTTTAATTCTTCTCGAATTTCATTTTCCGATATGTCAAAATCACTTGAAATTAAACGTAATAGTTTTTTCCTACCTGCCTGTATTTTTCCTATTTCATTTTGTATTCTTTCCATTTCTTCATCTTCAAATGATGTAGACTTCATCAGTTCTGTTTCACTTGCCGCAGCAATTTCAGCAGGGCTATTTAGCCAATTTTTTATACTGTCCCAAACATTGTTTTCGATTTCTTCTGCTTTTATTCTCATACCACAACCTTTATTTTTTGCGCCTGCCGTATTTTTCTTATCGGTGTACATTCTTTCATATTTCCCCCAGTTTTTTGCATACACTCCAGGCATGGTATTTCCACATTCGCCACATCTTAATAAACCGCTTAATAAATATTGTTTTTTACCTTTTTTTGCCCATCTTCTCCGCGACTCTTTTAAAAGTTTTTGGGCGTAATAAAATGTTGTTTCATCTATTATTTGTGGGCAAGAAATTTCAATCCATTCTTCCCTCGGTCTTTCCTTCATTGGGATTTTTTCACCGGTTGGGAGTTGTTTATTTTTTGCTTTTAGGTTTCCTTCTGTATCCCATCTATTGTGGTAAAAACGACCAATATATGCTTCGTTCATTAATATTTGCCTAACCACTTGACGATGCCAAACACTAGCATTACGTTTTGTAGGTATTTTCCGGTCAGTCAAATAAAAGGCAATTCCATTTATCCCTTGTACTCTACCGTTCGGTCTAGTAAATAAGTCGAATATTAATCTAACAACTTGTGCCTCGTTTTCATTGATTTCAAGTTGAGAAGTTTCCTTATTATATACGTAACCATATATCCTTGGATCTCTAACAATTTTTCCCTCTTTCGCCTTCCGTTTACGGCCATTTGACATCCGTTCAGTAATTTTTGCCTTTTCAAATTCTGCAATGGCTCCCCTCATTTGATAAAAAAGCATACCTTCAGCAGTTTTCATGTATTCGCCATTAACAAAAACTAATTCTGCGTTTTTTTCAATTTCTTCCGTAATGATTAATTGGTTCATGAGCTTTCTCGAAAGACGGTCAGGATCATAACAGATTACTTTATCAATGATTCCACTTTTCACATCTTCTCTTAGTCTGTTTAAAGCTGGCCGATCTAAAAATTCCCCTGAGATTCCATCATCAATATACTCTATTATATCTTCAGTACCAGCCTTACTCCGACATTGGTCTATTTGGTCCCGAATGCTGTATCCGTGCTTGGCTTGCTCCTCTGTCGATACCCTTACATATATCCCTATCATTGAGGTGTTCCCTCCTATACTTTTCATATAGGTAATCATAACAAGCTTTTCTAATTTTGTCAGTAGAATCTCCCTCGACAATTTTTACATGCACCTATGCATCACCTCAACAGATATATATGAGGTAACCGATTGTCCATATTTATTAAATTTTTAAGGGAATTTAAGAAGCTGATTGGAGAACGTAAGGAAATTTTTAAATGGGGATTTTTAAAATAGAGGGGATTTTTCCCCTCCTTATTTATTTCACACGTAATTTTTGCCCAACCCGTATTAAGTTCGGGTTTTTAATACCATTCAAGGACACTAACTGATTAATCGTAGTGCCATATTTTTTAGCAATCTTGGTTAGATTATCACCGCTGACAACTGAGTAATATTGTGGTGTTGATACTGTTCCAGCTATTTTTAAAACTTGGCCAACATATATACGGTTAACATTTTTAATATTGTTTAAGCTTGCTAGTTTGCTAACCGTAGTGTTATATTTTGCGGCAATACCGCTAAGTGTATCACCACGTTTGACTGTGTATGTCATGGCGGGTGTAGGTGTACTTTGTGTCGGCTGTACACCGTCTTTGAGTTTGCTCAACAATGCCAAGTTTTGGGCAGCGGATCCGGTGTAATTAGAGATACCATATTGACTTGCCAATTGAGCCCTGGCATTAAAGGAACCATCTTTGCCAATTGACTTCAAATAGTCAACTAGAGATAGGCTCCCGATATGTTTTACTTCACCGACTGGTGTAGCACTTTCCACCCCATTAGTGGATGTATACTTACCCGCGAAATCGTCATTGACATCAAAAAAGCCATAATGTTCAAAACCACTGAATTTATAGGTTGACGACCATTGCCATGCACCTTTGCCGTTGGACCATTGAGGCTCTTGATAAATGGATGAGTAACGAGCCAACCAAGGTTTATTGATAATTAAACCTGTTGGATTAAGACTGGAGTTATAAAAATATGAACCGGAATAAATATCTACCCTTGGATAACCTAACTCCTGCATTTGCTTGATAAAAGCATTTGCATATTCAGTTAACTTTGTTTTATTTGTAATTCCCGAAGTGACTTCTAGGTCCAAAACTACATAACCATCAGTATCCTTGTTAAAGCCAACTTTTTGCAATGTCTTGTCAAACCATTTTGCTTCAGATTGTGCATCAGCAACGCTTGTTAATCGGCCGAAATGGTATGCAGATGTAACAAGACCGGCTTGTTTTGCGTTTGCGATATTTACGCTTGCGGCGGGATCTAAATAACTAGTACCCTCGGAAACTTTTACGACTACACCTTGGACTCCGCTCGCTTTAATCGTTTGATAAAAAGACAATGGTAATCCTTGTTCAGCGTTCCAGTGCGACACGTCGATAAAATCTATGTCTGGTTGAGTTGCAAACGATGGAGCGACAAAAGAAAACGCCAGTACTGTAGATAGTACTAGCGCTGAAACAGTTTTATTTATTTTACTCATCAGTAGAATCATCTCCTTCTTTATTTTTGGCTGATGCTTTATCTACACTCGCTTCTGCAAAAATATAGACAGCGACACTCCCAAACGCAGTAACAATTGCTGTCACTTGAGCAATTTCATTTTCTCCTACATTAAAAACAACCAATAAAGAACCAATTAAGCCTGCGACCAATGCCCAAAATTTACGGCTTGACAATTTCGTTTTCCAGTCAATTTTCAACTTAAACACCTCCCTTCGAGTTAAAAAGCGTTTTTATTTGCTCATCATGTCTTGTTGTTTTTTCTTTTAATAAATCAATTTCAGCCTCATGTAGCTCCAATTGCTTGTCAGTCGTAATTTTAAAATCTTTTAAAGTGTTGTTTAGATTGTCGATTGACAACTGTAATGGACTGATGACAATTTTTTTAAATAAAAAAATAACAATACCGCCTAAAAATGACAGTATCGTTATAAAGCTAACTATTTGTTGTAACATATGATCACCTCCTAAATAAAAAGTGTCCATACATTGTGGACACTTTTGTTACCGCAGCTTATGTTTTTGTTACCGCGCAATTTCTTCCGTTTATGAAATAGGCAAAGTCAAGATAGCAGGTTTTCCATTTTTAGAAATAAAGTATTGTTTGCCATTACTATCAATCGGTTGCGGTGATGGTGTTTGGATCATTGTGTCTTTCCAAGTAACCACATCAAGCACACCCTCGTCTACCTTTTGTCTAGCGTATGCTATTACCGCTTCAAAGTCCTCTACTGTGTTTGACCATTGATTTGGAGCAGGTGTTTCAATGATATGCCATGCAAAAGAAAACTCTTCCTTTTTTGCAATTACATTGTCAATCCATCCTTGCATCGTTGCCACTGAATCGGTGCTATATGGACTTAAGTACTGTTGATATCTAGGGTGTGATTGTGGAAACTCCATAGAAGGTGTAACCCTATTATCGCCACCGTAATTATAATTTCGGCAACATACCAAGTATTCCCTCGCTATCCTATCTACTGTATCAGACCATGAGCCTTGCGGCGCTACGATGCATTTAGAACCAAAATGAAATCCTCTTTCAAACAAGATCCTTGATGATGTTTCAATTTCTTCTCGTATTTCAACTTCGCTCAATGTGGCTAAGCTTCTTTGGGTATGACCGTGACTGACCACTAACCATCCCGCATTGTGCATTTCCCTTAACATTCGCCACGTTACGTATCCTTCTTTGCCAATGTCATTTGTTGGACAAGCAATCGTACCAACGAAGCCGTACTTTTCCATAATTGGAAATGCGTTTTCGTACTGCCCAATTGTCGCATCATCAAAATAAAAACTAATAGCACCTTTTTGTAATGAGCCTGTCTCCATTTTCGCAAGGTTAACTTTTATACTTGTACCATCTACACTTCGAACAAACACTCTGAAATATCTAATCTTTGTCCAATCTGGTGTACCTTGTGCGGAAACGAATTTTCTCTTTGGAATACGCAAAAATCTCCAGCCGTTCTCCTTCACTAGCTTTAGATCATTAGCTGCATAGTAATATGAAAAACGATTTAACAAGTCACTTCCTGTCAATAAATCAATTTGTAAATTGTTTAAATTGTTTATATCATCCACGTGTAGATGAATGTCAATAAAATCTTTGTTGGAAAAGTCTAATATACTCCCCATGTCGTAATACACGTAAGCATCTGTCGCATTGATAGACGTCAATAAAACTGTTGGTTTTTGATTATATCGAACAATTACATCTGTTGATGCATTCACTTTAATATAAGCTTCTTGATGATTCTCGAACACTTTCATTGTTTTTAGATTTGAATCGTATTTATTTCGATTAACAGGTAATCGATTAATTTCTTCGAATGTTTTCTCATGAAGAGTGTCTATTTTGGTTTTTACTTCTAAAATATCGCTTTTGTTTGCTTTGTAATTAAAAAAGCCTTTTTCTATTTTTGACGATTTTTCATCGTAATCTACCCATTTATCCGGTAAAGATTCAATGAACTCATTTACGGCATCAAGTGCAGGCTCATTTCCTACGCCAAATATCTTGGTTAAATCCAACAGAACTAATCTATCTGCTTGTATTGTCCTTCCGTTTGATGATTCGCTGTCGCTATATATCGCTCTTATTTCAACTGATAAACTATCTGATTCACCATCAACAATAGGAAGTTCTACAATATCATTGAGTAGATAATTTTTACCTACTACTGGAAAATAAATTCTTCGTTCTACTACTTCCGTACTCTCGTCAATACCTGTTTTATAGAGTGCAATACCCATGCTATTAAGATTATGATTAGTTTGCATATTTAATCTTAAATATATCTTGTGTTTTGGAAGATAACCTCCACCAACATCTTGTTTAACTCTCGTAACGTTATAAGTTCCATTTCCCATCATAATTAGTGTGCCATCAAATGTTAAATCAGAATTAAACGCTGTCCAGTTTGAATCGTTAATGAAATTGCCGTTTTTAACGAGATTATTAAAACCACTTCCTCCTTGATGCTTTATTTTTCGTATATTATCTCCTAAGGAGTTTTCTCCATCTCTTGCATCAATAATCTCTTGAGCAGATACACTTTCTGCAGGAGTAGTTATAATTTTACTGATTCTTTCATTAACTGAAATAAGTTCAGATTGACTTGCTTTATCGTATTGTAAAGCATTCATTTTATCGCTTATTGTTGCAACTTCGGACGTGTTCTGTGCCAACTGCGCATCAACTGAATCAAATCTTTTACCTATTGTTGTATATGATTGTCCATCGTAGCCGGACACTCTGGCATCAACGACCTCGGCAACATTTGGATTTTCGAGTGACATGTTTGCAATCTGCTCATCATATTTTTTCTCTAGGCTTGTTTGTTTTGTTTCAGTCTCTTGACTTCTTACATCCGCATCATTCGCTATACTTCCTGCAGCTTCAATTCCACTTGCCAACGCTTCACGTACTTCTCTTCCATATACTTTAGTCCTTATATCATTTGCCAGTTTCTTTATTGATTCCGGTATTGTCATCTTTTATGACCTCCTTCAAAAGCTGCTCGGTCAACTCTTTGATTTTCTGTACTAAATCGCTTATTTTAGCCATTATTTGCACCTTCCAACGCTTCAACTCTGCGTACTAAATCATCTAATTTCGTTTTTAATGTATCCAAATTAACGCTTTTTGTCACTGTGATCATATTAAGCTTAGCTTTATCCGCTTTAGACATGAGCCCGTCTTTTGATGTTGTAGCTAATTCATAAGTAGGTAGATTATTAATTGCCGTCTGTAAGTTTGCTATTGCAGTTTGCAAATCAGCTACCGCTTGTTCCAACGCTGGGATATCATTTTCAGTCAACGTTTGTTGGACTTCTTGGACTTCTTCATTAACGGCTGTTAATTCAGTTTTTAAAGCAGCAATGGTTTGGGATTGACGGCTAAC